CCAACAACTGCCAAACGTCCACGTGAGCCTCAAAAGCAGACCCATCCACTTCAAACACTACACAGGATGCAAAGGACCTCATTTTACGGACGATGAGGTTTGCTCGTTGCACCATGTTCAGGCCTTTCGCCACAACCCTAGTATTAGAGCCGCCGTATAACCTTCGAGCTGTGAGGTAACCCCACAACCAATGCTCAAAAGGCTTCAGCCGAGAAGCAAGGGCCAGATTGTACCTAGGATCTCTAAGGAATATCATCCTAGGTTTGCCATACTTTCCGTACCCAAACTTATCAGCCTTCAGAAAGGCGCGCAGCAACGCATCGCGATTGGTAACGCTCTCATCTTGCAATGACCTTTCTGCCTCGACGTACTTGCGACGCATAGCACCTGAGTAAGATTGCGCCGTTTCTAGGAAGCTCCATCTTTCACCGCCCCATTGTCGCGCTAGATAGCGTAACTTGCGAAACACTTTCAAAACAGGCGTTCGCGATTCTGGATCGGAGATGGGTGTGGGAGCTAGAGATCGCTTCAAGAGGGCAGTGATCTCGTTGCAGCTACAGTTTGCATGCACTGAGGGTGCCCAACAACCCTCGATATCAGCGAAGCATGCAGTGTACATCCGACGCCTAGTCCTATCAAAGCAGCCAAGTTCGCGTTTCTGTTCGAGCATGGCGCCCTCACGCAGGGGTAAATCGGCAACCCCCTTGCAGACACCATAGAAACAAACCTGGCCGCCCTAACGGACCGACGTCCACCAACCGCCAGTCATAGGTAGGGCACCATCGACTGTAGCTCCTAACATGCTCTCTGCGACTCTCTCCTGACTGGTCGGGAGATAAGCCAACGCTACCGAGGGCCCCAAAGTATCAGCGGACTCCTCGTACGAGAGAGAATGTTTCTTGCACCAGTCAAGTGCACGGGACCTCAAGGCTACCACAAGAGTAGAATCCCGACACCTGAGCGTGGCGTAAGAAGCCAACCGGGCAAGGAGTTCAGGGTACAACCTAAAATGCGTGCTGCCGTGCAACGCATTGACATAGGTCAACCTAGAAACCTC